TATAAGGATGAGTTGTATCCAACAGAGAAAGTAAATGTCTTTGATGTTTGTGGAGCAGGTGATACGTTCCTCTCTGCCTTAACTTTTCATTATCTACGTACCAAAGATATAGAAAAGTCAATTTTCTTTGCTAACAAAGCATCTGCTATTGCTGTACAACAACCAGGAACATATGTACTTCAAGAACATGATGTTAAATATTTAAAAAGTCTTGAATTTGCTGTACGATGACAACACCTAGGGCTGCTGAACCAATCAAGTTTGTTCCCAAAGGATGGGGATATGAAAAGTGGATTGTCAATTGTGACAGATACTGTGGAAAGATTCTCCACATGGTTCAAGGTAAGAAATGTTCATGGCATTATCATCAACTCAAGGATGAAGTCTTCTATGTTCAGAGTGGTGTTATTGAATTGTCATTCTCATGGGATGACAATCTAGAGATTGCTGATATCCGTATTCTCACAGAGGGTGATAAGTTTCATGTGCCTGCTGGTATGAGGCATCGTATGAAGGCGATGAAAGATACTGAGTTGTTTGAATTCTCAACTCAGCACTTTGATGAAGACAGCTACAGGATCATAGCTGGAGATAGTCTGGAATCGTAATGTACTGATATTTTTTGACCCACCTCATATCTGCTTTAGTAAAATATTGATACTTTCCTTTTAGGTGCTCTGGGAATGGCACATAGTTAATCTCAGCACCTTCTTTTTCTGCAACCATTTCAGCAACATCTTGGAAACTTACGGGTGATCCTGTACCAATATCGTAAATGCCACTATCCAAGTCGGGAGTCATTGTAAGATTGAACACATCGTTAACACATACAAAGTCACGGTACATCTTATCTGATCCCTCAAACAAACTGATCTGACCTGTCTCTCTTGCTTCTTTAGTGAACTTAGAGACGGGACTTGCTTGATTACCTTTGTGATCTTCATACCTACCATACACATTGAAGAATCGGAATCCTTGAATACTTTTGAATTCATCCATGTGATCTTGCACCCAGTAATCTATAGTTGCCTTAGACATGGCATAGTAATTCAATGGATTGATACTACGATCTTGTGAGTTTCCATAGACAGATGCTGATGAGGCATACTTCACAGGAATCTGATGCTTGATTGCTTTCTTGAATAGTTTCGTGCTAAACTTGACGTTAAAGTTATGAATCCTATTCAAGTTAGTCTCAGTCGTAGATGAGATGGCACCAAGATGAATGATCTGGGTTACTCTATCCCAGTTATCAAAATGTTTGAGGAATTTATAACAGGTATCTTGCTCTACCAGATAGACGGATTTCTCCCACAATGCTCTCTTAAAATGTGTTCCAATAAATCCTTGGTGACCAGTCAGGATAATCATCTTATCTGTTCTTTCACTCATTATAACACATAAATATCTAGACGGTATCTTAGGTAATATAGTGACGTTTGGTAAACTGGGGTCATTAGTTACAGTCAATCCAAATCCAGTAGGGATTTTTACTGCTTCATCTGGATCCGAAACTGTAACAGTTTATGTAAATAATAAGAACAACGTTGATGCTAGATATTCTATTGGTGTTACCACCAGCTATGGTGTAACTACGCATGAGATAACTACAACTTTTGAATTAGCTGGAAACTATACTTTAGATGGATTTGATAGAAATGGTATGGTTATGGGATATAACCGTACCGTTACTATCTACGTAGGAGATACTTTAACTTTTGATAATACTGCTACATGGGAATCTCACCCCATGTATCTCAGAGTATCTCCTGGCGGATCAAGTGTTGATGGAGCAACTGGAGAGGGAACTGCCACTGTTAGCTGGACTCCTACTGCTGCTGGAACTTTCTACTATCAGTGTTCAGTTCACAGCAATATGCTTGGAACCATCCTCGTAGAGGATTTTCCTCCTCCCACCTACGTCAACTATGTCAATAGAAGAAATCATATTCAAGCTCTTGAAACAATAGAGGAAGATAAACTGTACATTGATCAAGGAGAATCTGTATTTGTACAATCATCTATAGCAGATGTTTCTTTCCTTGTCATTGGAGTTGGTGGTGGAGGTTCGACTGGATATGGTGCTAGTGATACATTTACTACCAGTGATTCTACCAAAGGAAACAATGTAACTCTGTCTACACCAGGAGCAGATGTAGTTTACACTCTTGGTGTTAACAATAATGGTCATGCTAACTCAAGAATATTTGTTGGAGTAGCAGATACTGTTGGTAATTTGGATGAAGGATGGATCACCTATGGTAGCCTCATAGGTCCAGGTGGTAACTACACAATTCAAGATTTGTATGTTGGTCAAGATCAATCAATTATTGTAAAAGCATCTGAACCAAACGTATCATTTGTAAGTCTTGTCAACGTAGCATCCTCTGGTGGTGGAGGAGGAGGCGGTGGAGGTGGTGCCGCTGGACTGTGGGAACAAACTGGAGTCGGTATTAACACCATTTCCAACGTTGGTATTGCTACGACTGCTCCACAAAGTCAGTTGCAACTTGGACAGTCCTTTGGACTCCAAGGTGGAATCGGAACTTTCACTGCTGCTGTAGGTGTGGCAACTGTTCTTGATTCATATACATTGACAGATACTGATTTCCAACTTGCTGAGTATACTATTCATTTACAGAATCAAAATAATACTCAAGCACAAAAAATCATGATATTGAATCTTGGTGGAGGAAGTGTTTCCTTCCAACCATATGCTATCATGACAAATCAAAATACAATTGCTGGTCTTGGAGTCACCATTAACTCTGGAGACTTACAATTAAGAGCCACCCCAGAAGCAGGAATTACAGGACTTACCACATTTAGATTCTCTAGATCTACATTGCTCTGAAATGAAGTATACAATTAGTGTTCACAATCCAGAAGACTGGCAAGAGATCCATGATGTTCTGTGTGGAGTTTCTTCATGTCCATGTATTCCAGACAGAGAAGTAACTTGTACAGATGAAAAGTTACACAGTCCAACTAGAGGAACTTTTGATCTGGAAGATCACGAGGCAGAAGAACTCAAGTCACATGAAAAGATAGCATGGGTAGAGTTATGTCCAACCTGCTATTCAGATAGTTATCCCAAACCATTTCTAGATCAAACTGATAGATGGCCATCTGATGTTAAAGTATACAGAGATCTTGGAAGTTATCCTCCACCAGGGGTGTCCACTGTTGGAGAACTCAATAGAACTAACTGGGCAATGCCAAGGGTTGGCATTCTAACTAATGGAGTTCTTTGGCCACCACCAGTGAGTGGTAATCCACAACCAATCAGTACCAATATATCCTACAATTTAACTGGAGCAAATGTTGATATTATAATTCAGGACTCTGGTATTCTTCAATACCATCCTGAGTTTATGAAAGATGATGGCACATCTAGAGTGAGAGACATTGTTCTAGATGGTCCTTATTATATTGATCCAGATTACTTTCAAGGAGCTTACGGGAATCCTGATCCATCTAAGACATATACCAAACCCGATGGTAGAGTAGGAGTCAATACTGCTGATGCTGTAAATTGGTGGCAAAATTCCAGCATGAGATCTTCAGGATTTTCTACCATTGGCACTGTGACTATACCAGGAGCGTACACTGCTCCAAATGCTCTAGGTGTTGATCCTGTTAATGGAACCAGCAATATGAGTAGTGGACATGGAACTGCCTCTGCTTCTCTTGCTGCTGGTAAAAACTTTGGTCTGGCATTTGAGGCAAACATCTGGAACATGCCTGGTATTGGTGATGTAACTGGTATGTCAGTAGAAACAAACTATGATTTGATGAAACTTTTTCATCAATACAAACCAGTTAGATCGGGTGCTGCTCAGAAAGATCCAACAGTTATCAATGGTAGTTGGGGATATAGAGCAGGATTCTATAGTTTTTCGGGAGCTATCGATTATAGATTCCAGAATCAAACTGGAACATTCGATGCTAATTCTTCAACGGTTAGTCAGGTAACTGCCATGAAGAATGGTTTTTATGCTAGTGGTTTTACTTATTTTTGGGCTTCTTCATCTAGGTCTAATTCAACAGATCAAGCAGCATATGAGATGATGGAATCAGGAGTTATCTATGTTGCTTCGGCTGGTAACAACAACCAAAGATTAGGTGTGGGTGCTGATGATTTACATAGATTGGACTATCTAGAGGATGCTTACTTTGGAACCACTGATCCAAGATCAGAATTTCCTACTGGGACAGTGCCATCGGGACACAGAGATTGGATGAATCCACAAGGTATAGGATTCAATACATCCTCTGATTTTCATCCTGTAATTTGTGTCGGTGCCATGGATGAATATATTTTAGAAGATGGAACTTACAGGGAGAGAAAAGCAAGTTATTCTAATAATGGTCCTGGTATTGATGTGTGGTCACCTGCCGACGAAACATTAGCAGCAGGTGGTGTTTACAGTCAAGGTGGATACACACTTGCTAGACGGCAGGATGATAATAATTTTTGGGATTGTAATTTCAATGGGACAAGTGCTGCATCTCCTGTCTGTGCTGGACAGATAGCACTTTATATGGAGAGATATCCTACTGCCACATCCATTGATGTAAAGACATGGTTGAAAAATAATGGAAGTGGTAGTTATGATATTGGAACCTCAATGTATCAGGATCAATATACTGATTCAGCTTCCACAGATTACTGGACTGGTTCCTTCAACATGAGAGGTGCTGCTACTAGAATTCAATATAATTCATTTGCTAATGAGACTCCTCCACCACCTCCAACAGCAGTTTATGAATTTGGATCTATACCAACTTCTATTGAAGAGGGTTCATCGGGAGTATTCAATGTAGGTACAACTAACGTTAGTAACGGAACAACTTTATACTGGACCATTAATAATGGCACCACAGTTGATGAAGACTTCGAGGCTGTTAGTGGTAGTTTTACCATCACTGCTAACAATGGTTCTTTTACCGTAACTGCTGCTGAAGATGTTATTAGTGAAGGAAC